CCGCCCAAACGATCAGCCGCTTCCTGATAGCCCTTGTAGGCTTCACGGACAGAGTCATGACCAGTCAAACCATCAAAGAATGTCGATGAACAATAACACGGCCATTTTTTAACAATTGCACCGCCAAGCTGTTTACTGGCATGGCGTTTGGCTTCTAGCAGCTTGGCACGTACATCGGTTGCCACATTACTAAAGGCAATATTGATATTTTTCTGGGTAACGCCAAACTCATCAAACAGGTTGTAAATTACCGTTGTCCCGTCAGCATCCAGAATCAGGCCAGAAATTGCCCCCACTCGGTGAAACTCTTTGGTGGCCTCAATATCATTCTTGAGTTCCTGCAAGCGGTTATTGATCACCACTGACTGCGCTTCAATGGTTTCAGTACCAAAGCCCGATACATTCAGTTCATCAGGCAAAATCGTGGTTGATTTTGGCAAATGTGGAATTTCAAAGGTACGACGTACACGTTTGCTTTTGCCCTTGGGCTGTGGATCACCACGACGGTCAGTGTTCTGTACCAGCACCAAACGCCCATTGATAGACTCAACCGTAACAGTAGTTGTTTTCACAGGTTCAGGTTTAAAGATGCCAGCGTCACCCAGAACCGTTGCAGGTTTTGGCAAGGCAACAATGGCTTTGCTGAGTGTGGTTGGGGTAAATAAGTCAGCTAAATTCATATTTAATTCTCGCTCTATTAATTTGGTTTAATAAACGTCTTGAGCCACAATGCCTAAAGCTTCCAGCTCACCCAGTGCCGTTGTGATTTGCGCCTCAGTCGCTCCAGCAGGAAAAACCAACTGGTTTTTGGCAACCGTTGCACCACGGGCAATCACCACTGTTTTTTGTGTAGCCGCTGAGACTTTGGCTTCTGTGGCCAATACTGCAACCGCTTTTTTGGCTGCACCTGTGCCTGCCAGATCAATCGGTGTATATTCACCATTAGCCAACTTGGCAAGCACAACACCAATGCTTAGAGCTACAGCAGTGGCAGACAGCACCACATTTTGTTTTGTCCAGTTTTGTGCCACTTCAACCAGCAGCACATCGGACAAGTATTTGGGTTCTGTATAAGTAGTCATGACTTCTCCTATGCTGAACGGCTTTTAGCGTCAGCAACTAAAGGGTTTTCAGATTGATTGATTTTTGGATCAACATCAGTTTTTTTGATGCCTTCGCCAAAATTGATGATTTTTGAATCAAAGGTTTGCGTAAAAAATGCCTTCACAGCCTCGCTAAAAGACACTTCACTTTCAGCAAAATTAACGACCTGTTCTTGCTGACCAGCAGCATTCAAAAGCGAAATCGCATTCGCTTTTAGTTTTGGTGGCATGTGGCCACCAGCCACTAAACTTTCAACAAATTCTGAAAAATGAGCTTCTTTTTCCGCATTTTCTTTCTCTGCAATAGCTGCATTAGCCTGTGCCAACTGCTGCTCAAGTTCAATTTCACGGGCGGTTTTAACTGGTTCTGGAATAACAGGAACGGATTTTTCACCCAGTTCCAAACCAGACAGTTCAGCAAAAGCTGCTTGCACTTCGGTAGGTTTGGCATTGGCATATTCTCGCAGTGATTCAATCATCCAGTTTGGTGCGATTTTGTCGGCTTCTTCTTGTCCCTGAGAGTCAATCAGCCATTCACGCCATTTACGGAATAGATCAGCAGCAAGCTCATGTCCCCAGTCACCAAACTCAGCAATACCTGTTTCTTCTTCAGCAAACTGGACTGTACCTAAACCTTTAATAGCAGGGACTTGTGCGCCTAAAAAACCGACATGACGTAGATACAACGTGCCTGATGTTGGATTATTGGGTGAATCGGGCAAATAGAAACTTGCAGAGACTTTATTATGCTTTCCAGCATTTACACTCTCTGCAAAATCAGCATCTAATTGTTTTGGGTAAGCCCATAAGATGCCGTCATCATCTAATTCAAGATGATCTGCCCATCCCATAGCAGGATCATTATGTTTAGGGTGACCTAGGACGAATGGAGCTTCATGAATTTCTGGTGAATAGGTGGCAACACATTTCTCTAACATTTCACGGGTGTAATTTCGCTTTACACCGTTCATGTCAGTGTGTTCACCAACTTTAAAAATTTTGATGGGTTTCATCGTTTATACTCAGTTATCAACCGATGAACTGAGTATCTGATGAGAGGGCGTTGCAGGTCTTTTAAACTAGTTTAAAACTTTATTAATCTAATTTTGGTCTTTGCGCCTCTGCAAATGTAAAAGCAAAGTCATCCAAAAGAAAAATTTTCTGCACAACATCAGCCAATAAGTTTTTATAACTATCCGCATCAAGTTGAAAATTTAATATAGGACATTCAGCCTGCCATTTTTGTTTTTCTTCATTCCATCCAATTAAAATAGAATGCTTAAATGGTTCCATGAACTCTGATTCTGCTGACATGATATTTTCTCATTTTGGGGTCAAAATGACAGTACATCAAAAATTCATTGAGAAAAAGATCAGAGCATAGATTTATAAATCTTTATAAATGCATTTTTAGCGATTTTAATCTATTTCATACATCATTTTAGCACCGTGCCCAGAAAATCGCTTAAATCGCAATTCAAGGCAAAATATGATTTTCTACAATATTGGTAAGTTCAGCCTCATCCGCAACCGAAATTCCCAGAAATGGACGAGCTGGAATAACCACTTTTTTAGCAAAGACAGAAACATTGCCAATTTTCCAACTGAGCATTTTTTTATTCTTGGGTTTAATGGTTGCACCAAATTGATGAGTAGCTGCATATTCCATATTTGAACCCACGAGCAACAAATTACCTGATACTTGATAATGAATATCTTGCATGAGGATACCTTGACCCACCAGTGGACGTTTACTCATCACTCGATTAATGCCTTTCTTGCTGAGTGTGCCATCTTTTTTGGTATGACCCTGACCCAGAATATTCATATAGGTGGTTTGGCTATTGGCCTGCCATTTTGAGCCATCAGGTGCGGTTGAGGTTTTAAATCGATTCTGGTTTGTAGAGACCAGATATTCTCCCATGTCCTTATACATGGCAGAAGGGCTTTGCAGAACAGCCTCAACCCGACCCAGCACATTAACAATCAGATCAGTTTGTAAGTTGAACTTGAGCATTATTTATCCTATATTAATCTTAATGGTGCTTAGCCTGACACGGTGAATCATGCGGCCGTCACCTGTTCCGAAAGGTTCGTGGGTGGGTGAAACAAGGAGAGAAGCATGCCTCCTCTAAGCACTATTCTTTTTCATACAATAAAACACCTTTAGCATTGACCAAAGCACGTTTGACCTCACGCTCACCATCCGCCAAACGAAATGATTTTAAGAATAAACCCTTGCCAGTTTTTGTTTGTTGCAGCACTGCCATATAAGATTTATCGCCACGTTGCAACCAGACCGTCATTTGTTCATTTCCAGTTTTGGTTTCACGAATAATATTGTTGGGGTCTTGCAGGATGTACTGGACATCACGGTAAGCATCAAAACTAAAGTTTTTATCACCCAACCGACTAAATGCTTGTTTAATTGCATCATATTCACTAAACATGAGAACCTGCGTCGAGATACCCAATAAATCCTGAAAGGCTTTCGGTACAACTGCTACGGGATATTGCTCACGCTTGTCCAGCTTGCGCAGCTTCTCAATAGTTTGCTCTTTGCTTAGGCCTTTATATTCAGGCTTGGCAATTTCATCATCTACCTGTGTTGCAATCCGACTTAGCCAACGGTCAAATACGCCATCACGCATATTTTCAGCAACATAGTCTGTGGCAATGGGTTCAGGATATTTATTTAAATCGGGATACCAACTTGCACCAGGTGCAGATAAAAATTCCTTTCGGTCATCATCAAAGGCTGGTTCAGGATCAGGTTTGGTTTTACCCATAGCCTTTAACTGACGCTCATTAATGGCATCAACATCACGTTTACAGCCATAACCATTAGGTGGAAAGTTAATTTTCCAAAACTGTGAGTCAGCAGGTAAAACCAGATTATCCCAGAGCTGATGCTTAATACGTGGATTTTCCACTGTGTTATGACGATAACGCCAGTAAGGGCGACGTTTCAGCACCTCTGGATCAGTCATTTGTTTATAACGTCCAGCCGCATGACTAGTACGCATATTAGTCTGATAGATCACTTTAGCTCGCCATGCCTTGTACTCTTTGTCAGTACCATTCAGCCAGCCGTGCTTGCCA